GGGTCAATCCTCCATTTGGGTCATTTCTCATGGATGGAAAGAAGAAAGGACCCACTGCTTGGGCCAGGAAATGCATTGAGGAATACAAGCAAGGTAAAAAAGTAGTGATGGTTTATCCAATTGATAAATGGGTCCTAATGCTTCTTGAGCATGCTTCTGAGGTAAGAAATCTTAAAGATGTCAAATGGCATGCAATTGAAGATGGATCTCGAGGCAAAGGACTAGGGAGACATATAGCCTGTTTTGTTTTAGATCCATCCAAAAAATAAGGTAGGTATGCCTTGCAGGAGATATTTGATTACGAATTCTATGCAAGGCACTTCCTAAAAATCCAGACCAAGGTGAGTGGTATCAAGCCCCTACATCTTAGAAAGTATCAGCTCAAATTCATTAAATTCCTGGATAGTATCAAAGGACCTGTAAGGGTTATTGTCGTCAAGCCTAGACAGGCCGGATTCAGTACCATTGTGGCATCAAAGTTTTTCCATATGATGGCCACAGACTCAAATTTTAAAGGCCTAGGGATGGCAGATAAGAGTGATAGGACTCTTTCTATCAGGAAGATATACTCCTTCTTTCTTCAGCAGCTCCCTCCATCTTTGATACCGATGATATCCAAGAATAATACCAAAGAGATTGAATTTGATAATCCTGACTTTAATGCCAGACTAACTAATCCTGGTTTAGCATCTGGGGTTAAGTTTGAGACTGCCCTGGATCCGAATGCAGGTAGATCTGAATCTAGGAAATTTGCTCATCTATCAGAGAATGCTTTTTATCTTTATTATACTGAGATTGATGACGGGGTCCAAAACTCGATACCTCTAGTAGATGGGACATTCATCGCCAAAGAGTCCACAGCTAATGGAAGAGCAGGTACAGGAAGACCTTTTTATCTTCTCTACAATGCTGCAAAAAGGAATGAGAGTATTTATAAGCCATTCTTTGTAGCTTGGTATGAGGTAGATGATTATGCCATCACTCCATCCAAAAGACCTGTACTGACCAAATATGAGAAAGAGATAGCAAAGCAGTATCCTCTGACTATTCAGAATTTGATGTGGCGGAGATTAAAAATTATGGAATACTTGAATGATGAGGAGGAATGCTATTTGACTCCAGAAGAGAGATTTAAGCAAGATTTTCCTTTATCAGATGAGGAGGCCTTTCTCCATACAGGACAGCCAGTATTTCCTCATGAGGTAGTAAATTCACTGATTAGTAGCCTGACTAATTTCCGACCAAATGACATAAAAGAGAGATTAAAATTAAATGACCAAATTCTTAAACAATTCTGGGACCAATTGACAATCTATACACCACAGAGAAAAGGGAAGACATATTTTATTGGGGCAGATGTGGCAGAAGGACTTGCTCAAGGGGATAGCTCCTCCCTTTATGTGATGGATGAGAATTATGTCCAGGTAGCTAAATGGCATGGGAAGATAGATGCCGATCTATTCGGTCACCTGCTTATTGCTCTTGGAGAGATATACAATGATGCTCTGTTAATAGTGGAAAACAATAATATGGGCCATACCACGATAACCACGCTCAAGAATAACTATTACCCTCGGATATATGCTCAAACTATTGAGGACAGGCAAACAAAGAAGAAAGCTATTAGATATGGCTGGATGACTACAGGCCCATCAAAAAACGATATGATTAATGAAGGGATAGCTAGACTTAGAGATGGCAATTCCAAGATACTCGATGTAGCTCTTCCCACTCAGATGAGTACAGTGACCAGAGGAGAGAATGGGATTGTAGAGCTTAATGGGAAGGATAGAGTCGTTGCATATTGTCTAGCTTGCATTGGCCGTAAACACTATAGTCAAGCATTGCAGGCCAGTAGGAGTAATTCCAGAAGACCACAATTTGGCCGTATCCAGACAGGTCAGACTGAGCATGACAAATGGGAAAGGCAAAATAAAAAAAGAAATCAGGACATCTTTGATTAATGGAAAAACTGGTAGATAAATTTACCACTATTATGCAGAATGCTCAGCATGATAAGCACTTCCAAGAGGCATGGAGGACATATGTATTCATGATTGAGGATATTGGATTCTTCTTTTTCTGTGGCGGCTTAATGTTTATTGGTATTGCATTATTTTTCTGTATGAGGATTAAAGGTCTTTTCAAATGAATAAAGAGGTGCTTCAGCAGATTTTCCATCAACATCATGTCAATAAGATATGGAAGGAATTCCTTGCAATAGGAGAAAATATAGGATTCTTCTTCAATTGTGGAGGATTTTGCTTCATAGTTATAGGTGTATATTTTATTATAAAGGGCTCGATAGAAAAGCATAATAACCCTTAGCGAATGGAGGTCGTATGAAACGTATTATCATACTACTATTTATAATTTCTCTGATACAAAATACCTACGCCAAAAATGGCACAATTGACTGGCATATACTTACAGCACTAGGTGAACTTACAGGAGTCAGGACAGAGAGGAAGTTTGGCTATATTGAAAACGTGGACTCAGCTTCAGCAGCAGGAGATTTGATTTATGTGGGAGGAGACTACCCTTTTCCCACAGAGGACTTGGTTACCACTATCGTAAGCTCAGATGCTAATGATACAAATGGAGGTACGGGGGCCAGGATAGTCGAAGTGATGGGACTGGACTTTGGTTATAATGAGATATCTGAGACAAAAAATTTGACAGGAACTACAGTCGCGACAATGACAGGGAGATTCTTTCGAGTTAACAGGGCCAACGTAATGAAGTCTGGCTCTGGAGGAGTCAATGCAGGAAATATTAGCGTGAAAAGTGGTGCTAATACTATAGCCTATCTCCCAGCAGGAGATTCTCAGACTCAGCAATTAGTCTACACTGTACCCAAAGGTAGATATTGGCTTGTAGATACTCTAACGGGTTCACTTCAGAGGAAGACAAGTGGGAGCGTTTTTCTAAAGCTTCAGCAAAGACTAATTGATTCTGATACTTGGAGGACAATGTTTACTTTCGGCCTCAGTGGGGCAGGTACATCTACAGAGAATGGATATATAGGTCACAGTAGATATTTTTCTTTCCCTCCAAAAACAGATGTAAAGATAAGAATTGTAGAAGCAGACTCGAATGATAATACTATAGCTTTTACTATGTCTGGATACTTATTTGATTTAGATAATTTTAAATATTAAGGAGAAAAATATGAAATTTTTATTATTATTCTTGATTCCATTTTCATTAATGGCCAATGGCCGTCCAGTGGTCTTTAAGAAGGGGATGATAGTCAATTGCCCTATTACAATGAAGCCTATCTACAAATTTGTAAAAACTCTCCGAGAAGGAGACTCGGTTAGCTCAGACAGATTGATAGACCTGGAGACAGGGAAGAATCCTATCCCAGAAGAGCCTTTTAAATGTGATTCTGTCATAATTGGCTGGTCAGGAGTCTGTATCTTCTCTAATCAAGGATGGAGGCCTAAGAAATGCCAAAAACTAATTAAGGCAATCTATTCCTACCAGCCGATTATAGACTCTCCCCAATAACCTTTAGGATTCACAATGACAGCAATTGAAGAAATAAAACTGTTCTTTGCATTAGGTGCAATAATACAAGTCTTCTGGATTTCAGTTTTTTATTACTTACTTAGTAAGAGAATAATAAGAGTAAATTATGGGAATGCTAAAGCCATTAGAAGTGATTTTAATGAAATGGTCAAGGTGATGAATAATCTCCACAATAAAACCCTTGAGTACGTACATAAGTCCTTTACAGAGTTTGGGGAGAAGGGAGAAGTCCAGCCTCCATCTACGGTCAGAGTAGATAAGAGTAAAAAGGGATATGTCTATGCTCCTTCAAAAGATATTGACGTTGTCGGGAAAGGCGACTTAGTAGATGAGTGGGAATGATGCAAGAGAAATTCAGTAGAGAGGATAAAGATTTATATTTTGAGAGAAGCCACGCTAAAGCACTTAGAAAAGCATGGAAAAAGAATAGCAAGAAAGTCTTTTTTCGAGACCAGGAGTTTGAGAGCATAAGGGCATTCGCTAAACATCTTAATGTAAGCTACGCAGTAGCAATTCAGGCCACAAAGACAGGTAAAACTAAAGATGGAGAAGATGTCCGAGTTTCCAATAAAGCATAAGAATGGAGAATATCAATTGTCTGAGGAGGTATTTCTGGTCAGATATTTACTAGTGTCAATGTTTTTCTTCTTTTTAATACTGGTGGTGGTTGGAGTCGGTTTTATCTGGATTATCAAAAGAATTGTTTACTGAGTCACAATAGCAATTGCAGTAATCTTCCTGCCCATTGTTTAGGTAGACTTCCAGGGCATCAAGAGAGCTTATCATTAGGAGCATCCAAAAGATTAATATAAATTGGAAGAATATCCACTTCATTTAATGATTATATCATTGATTAGGAAATGTTTTGGAGTAAATCTTGGCCTGCTTCCTTGACTTCAGACCTTTCCTTATCATCCATAGCACTGAATGTCCGACTTCCCTCATGTACCATTGATTCAGCAGTCTCTTTAATATGCTTGTCATCTTTATGGATATTTTTGAGGTACTCAGCTTCTCTATCAGAGAATTTATCCTCTTTATCTAAAAGGTCATAAATCTTCTTCAGTCTCTCATCATTAAAGTATTGAGTCCTGGAGAATCCCTCTTCCTCGGGTAAGTCTTCATACCCTACCTCTTGCAGGCCCATTAATTTTAAATGAGCTTTGTACTCAGAATAAGTAGCGCAGTGCTTTCTAATATTCCTTTGGAAGCCAGGGATAAACCCGTCCTTTACAGTCATGCTTGACTTAACCACTATCATTTTAGGGAATCCGCAATTAAAGCAAGCTATTCCAGGGACGGGGCCATATTGAAGTTTATCAAACTCTTCTTTGGGCCAGTATCTTAAAAATTCTTGTTTGCATCTCGGGTTACGGCACTTCAAACGGTATGATTTTGACATGAATGAAGTCTAATATTGTACTTCATTTTATTAAGAGATTTTCCGCTACCGGAAAAAGCAAGAGTGTTTACCTCCATTGCCTTTAGACTATTGCCATGGCAGAAAACAACTCCGCATCAAAAGCTATCGTCAAAAAGGATGAGAAAGATCCTAAAAAACTCACAGATGAGGTATTTAAACCCCTCAAGAGGTATAGGAAGCAATTCGAACCTGGCTGGACTAGGGAAGAATCAGCTTACTATGGAGACATCTGGAGAAATAGGAATCAATTCCGTCCATACGAAAATACTATATTTGAAATTATAGAGGGAGCAGTACCCATCCTGACCGATTCAATGGCAGGAGTCATAGCTCAGACTGAAGACCCAGAGCATGAAGAGACAGCATCCACTCTTACCAAGTCATTTGAGTGGACTCTTAAAGACCAAAATTTTCACATTCTAAAGCCAATACTTATCAGGAATAGCCTCATAGGAGGACCTGGATACCTTTATGTATATTGGGACAGGAATGGAGACAATGGTAATGGCCGTCAAATGTTTGAGGTTATTCATTGGAGAAATGTATGGCTTGAGGGTAGGTCTTGCTTAATAGATGATTGCTACAAGGCAGTATTTGAAGTTAAAAGAGATAAGCAATGGCTCAAAAGGGAATTTCCTAAAAGTGCCAAAGAGATTGATAAAGTAAAGGCCAAGGATACTGGCACGGCCATTGAGAAAGACCGTGAAGGCCTAGAAAGCTTTGATGTAACTGGAAAGTCCAAAAGAAGAGCACCTATCCCATATATGGATGACGACTTATTGGTGATGAGAATTACTTATAAGAAAGACTATACCCTAATCCCTATCCCTGAAGAGAAAACCATAGAGGAAGTCCAGGAGGAGCATGAAGGGATTAATGGAGATGAGGGGTTAGATGTATCCAAGTACCAGGACCATGAGTCTCATATGGAGGCCCATTTATTTTTACTCACTCAGTTATATGATGCTTTAGGACTCACAATAGAGGATGGACAGGATGCTGCGCAAGAAGTGGCTGTCCAGGCCATGCAAGAGTCTCCTGAGTCTGGAGCTGATCAGATACTCTTGCAAATTAAAATTCTAGAAGACCATATGGAGGCCCATCAAGCACTCCATAGAGAAAATCCTGAAGGAGGGATGCCTAAGTATAAGGACAATTGGAGAGTGATAAAAACTCTTGGTAAATTGACCGTGTATGATGACTCTCCAGAAGAAGACCATGGAGAAGTACCTTTAGTCATTTGGTATGCATATAAGGACATGAATATCTATGGAATCAATGAGACTCGTAATATGTATGATTCTCAGTCTATGCAAGCTGTCATGGGATATAAAGTCTACAAAGGACTCCAAAAGGTAGCTAATCCAGTCAAGCTTGTAGATATCGAAACAGGCCTTAAGAAAGAAGACATCGTAAATGAGGATGGAGCTACTTACTTTATTCCTCAAGGCTCTACCATGAAGAATATGGAGCCAGGGATAATCTCTGAGCAAGTCGTAAACTTCTCTCAAGGTAGAGTAGATAAAATGAAGGACATTGCAGGCACTCGAGCGGCCTCCGATGGAAAAATTCCTCATCCTAATTCTTCAGCACTCTTAGTCGATAAATTAGAGCAGCAAGCATTAGGTAGAGTGCGTCTTAAAGATAGAAATGACCAATACTACTCAATGGATAGGCTTGCCAAGATAGTCATATCCAATAATATCTCTTTCTGGACTACTGAGAAGACTCTCAGGCTCGCATCTGGAGATGACGGTAAGTTAGAGGCCATTATCTTTAATCCTGCTGAAATAGAGGATCTTAAATGGGAGATTACAATTGCTCCTGGATCCATGGCAGGAGTAGATAAGCAAGCATTTAATGCGTACATGCTCAAATTAGTTGAGCTTGGAGCGATTACAGTCAGACAAATGCTCACAGTCATTGACCTACCTAAAAAGCAAAAACTTATGGCATCAATGGATGAGAATGATGAGACAAAAGCTGTCCTGGAAGAGTTAAAGGGTCAGTTAGAGCAATGCCAAATCGAGAATCTAAAAATTAAAGCCAATGTTAATCCAGAGCTACTCTCTAATGAAGAGAGGAAGATTTTGGAAGATATCATAAGACAAGAGCAGGTAGAGCAATTAAGCCAGACTGCTAACCAAATATAGGAGAAATAAATGTTTATAAGATCGTATCCCCAGTTTTTATTAGATGAGGCTTCAGACGGTACAGATGGAGGTGCTGGAGGACTAGGAGGGGATGGAGGAGATGCTGGAGCAGGAGAAAGAGGGGCCACAGATTTCGAGGCCATCATGGATAAATATCCAGCAGATGATTCCCCTGCAGATAATGATAGTAAGGATGATAATGTCTCCAATATTGCTGACAAGCAAAACAAAGACGATAAGGATGGAGATACTCCTCCTACTCTAGAAGAAGAATTGGAAAATTTTGAGGTAAAAGATACTGGAAATCTTTTGGAGGCAGTAAAAGAATTAGGCCTCCAGGATAAGGAAGGGAATGCTTTAGAATTTAAAAATGCAGATGAGATTAAGGAATTAATTAATAAAGGACTTGAAGGAAATCAAGGTACTCAGGATCTAGATTCTCAACGTCAAGCTATGGAAAAGGAATTCTCTGATAAAGAGACAAAATTCCAAGCTGATATGGAGACATTTGAGAAGCAAAAAGGAGAGATTGGTGAGACCTTACAAGAATATCAGGTATTTTCCAGAGTCCTAAATCAACTCCAAAAGTCAGACCCCGAGGTCTACAATGACTTGGCAGAGGCATTTTCAAGAGAGACAGATGCTCTTGTAGAGAGCCAAAACAATCCTCTAGTGACCAATCTAACCACTCAAGTCAATAATCTAACAGAGATTATAAAGGACCTAAAGAGTGGTAATGAGCAGACTGAGAATACTGAGATTGTAAAGGAGTGGGATAATGGACTTGCTGAAATCCAGAAGGCCTATGGAGGTAAACTCTCAAGCCTTAAGGTCGTCCCTAATTATGAGGACGTAAAAAAGATGTGGGCATCAAATGCTGACAAATCTATGACTCCTAAGCAGGCATTCTTTGCTGTCCATGGAGAGCAGATTAAGAAGGCACTTGAGTCCAAAAACAAAACGGACAAAACGAAAAAGGAAAGTGATGCCAGATTAGGGAAGCATCATAAAATTAACCGTGATTTAAAACCTGAGGCCAATCAAAGCCGAGAGACTTATCTCATGGACAAGTATGGCGGTATGTAATCGCTATTTAAAGGGAGGTTAACTTGAAAACTTTAAAATATTTATTTATGAGTCTAATGAATTTCATTCTTGTCTTTTTGAAAGATGAGACAGGAGCATTCTCCTTTAGCCAGGTAACGGCCATTACCCATGACCTCATCAAAGATGAGATGACAGAAGGGGTATTCCTCTCCAGTGAATTTCTCAGGAAGCTGAGGGATATGCAGGAGTTAGAAGAAGGTGGGAATCAGGTACTCTTACCTCTAATGACCAAAGATGATACTGGGACAACTGGAGGCCATTATAAGAGGTCCGATGCTCTGTCATTGCAAGAGTACGATGGAATCAGTGCGTCCCTCCATCAATGGGTTTACCTATACGAGTCAGTGGTTATCTACAAGCCAGATATTGCCAAAAACTCTGGAAGGCTTGGAGTGCTTAAGCTAATTGATAAAAAGATTAGACAAGCAGAGTTGGCCATGGCCCAAAGATTAACCAAGGCTTTATTCACAGGTACAGCCGCAAATGACCAAACTGTAGGTCTAGATTCAGTAATCGCTTCTAGTGGTTCATATGGGTCTATCGCTTCTACTGACTTATCCACTTGGGTCTCTAATGTGGATGATAACGGTGGGACAAATAGGGCCCTAACTCAGGCCATAGTGGATGCTTCCTATGACAATGCTTTCGAGCCTGGAGTAGGTGGTCCTGATATAGGAGTAATGACCAAAGGTGTATTCTCTAAGTTTAGAGGTCTTCTAACAGGAGTCCAAAGGACTACCAGAGATTCCACTCTGAATGGCCTAGGTCATAAAGGGCAAAATTTAATCTATAACGGGATTGATTACTTAGTAGATAATGCAGGAATGCCTGCTAATACTCTTTTCCATTTAGATTCAAAGCACTTTAAGCTTCATGTCCATAGAGACCACAATATGAGAAGACAGAGTATCTCTGACCTTGAGACAGCAGATGCTCTATTGGAAAGAATTTTCCTTTATTATGTCTCAGCAGCAAGTGAGAGAAAATTTCATTCTAGAGTGAATGATATCACTTCAGCTTAATAAGTAACGGGATGGCTTCGGTCATCCCGAATTTTTTGGATTTTAATTGGATTTTAAAAGTTTAATATTTCGAACCTAATAAGGAGAAGGAAAATGAAAAAATTAATTTTACTCTTATTTACTATATTCGGGCTCGGGTCTGCCCTGGCATACGACTCTCCAAACGTTGAAGAAAAATCTAGCTTTCTAGAGAAGGCCATAGAATTTGTCTTGCCAAGTGCTAAAGCAGATGTGGGCCTAGTAGGCAGGTCTACATCTCTAGATAATCTTGGTGCTCTCCAGCCTGGATCTAGAGAAGTCTTCTACATTCATGTCAAGAATAACTCAGGGACTACTTATGCAGCAGGCTCAGGGATGATTCTGGACTATACTGCAGACGATGGGTACTCAGTCACGGGAACCACTTCAGTCACAGCTAGACCTCATTGTATGCTTCAGGAAAGTTGTGCGAATGGAAAGCTTTGTAAATGTCAGACATACGGCTATACAAGTCTCTTGCTCTTTGATGGAGATGGAAATGATGTAGCTGCAGCAGGAGACCCTATTTTTGCTTCAACAAAGACAGCAGGCTATTTTATGGCCCTAGGAGTAGGTGATGGAAGTGCATCTGCTGAAAGTTGGGGAGTCTTTTATGATGCTTCCACGGCCTCAGGAGCAGTTGAGGCCTTTCTAGATTTAAGATAATGAATATGAAGCTGCTTTTTCATATCTATTGGGGAGTGGGAGTTTTTCTCACTCCTCTATTTATTAAGGTCACTGACCAGCCAGTCTCTCCAAGGTTTTCAAGAGACCAGCTCTTTTGCGCTCTTATAGCTCTGTCTGTAATCCTTTTTGGATTCTTCAAACCTTTGACTCAGACAAATAAACATTTCTTAATATACACTTTGATAATACTGCCTCTGGCCTTTCTAAATAGGGCATACTTCAATTCAATTGAATACTGCCATCAATTAATCTGCTTCTTAGCAGGGCTAGTCTTAATCGCACAATTACTCTGCAATTTGGATTTTAAATACAAAAATATAATCAAGAATGCTCTGATTGCCACATGCCTGACTCAGTCTATCGTGGTTATTGTGGGGCATTTTTTCCATATAGACATATATAGAGAGCTGATTCTGGGCTCAAGTAAGACATTCTATTTTAAAGGATCTTATGCGACTGCTTTTGGGACTGAAGGAAATCCGAATTCTACTGGAGGCCTTTTGGCCATGACTGTCCCATTCCTTTTAAAAACTCCATATCTATTACCTATCGGATTGATTGCTACAGGTTTGACTTCTACTATGCCTGTACTCTCCCTTTTAGCAGGGACTATTGCAGCTATCTGGATAACAGTATTCAAATGCAAGTTTAAGATTCCTGCTTTTATTCTAGGCTCAGGTGCATTCTTAGCAATTTGTTATTATTCCTATAAAGGAGTCCCTTACCTTAATGACTCTGGAAGGTTTAATTCCTGGAAGAATACCCTAACATTTTTCAAAAATAATGATTATGCATTCAAGTCTGAAGGCTATTGGATACTCTCAGATATTTATAATTATCTTTACCCTTACTACTACAAGATAA